AAAAATTGGAATGACATATTAGGATCAAGCGTTACAACATCACAGCAATTAGTTGATTCGGTATTTTCTGGAAGTCTTTCTGGAATTGATTTGAATATTGATTATTCAGATTTTAATAACTTTGTATTTTATAGTTCGGCTACAGAACGAGTTAAGAATTTTAAATATAAAATTGGATTGATTGAATATTATGATTCGCAATTAAATACCTTAGGTTCTATATCAGGCAGTACTGCTATTACTAATATCCAAGAATTTACAAATCTTAAAAATTCATTAATTGGTGGATTTGATGAATTTGAAAAGTATCTTTATTTTGAATCATCATCAACACCATTCACATATGATCTACCATTAGCAGACCCCAATGTTTCATATATAACCGGTAGTTATATTGATCCATGGCCTAAGACAACAACATTCCGGCCGCATACATTGTATAGCAGCACATCAAGTATTGCTCAAGAATGGTATTCAACATTGTTAGACAATGCAGATATATATGATAGAGCAAATTATAATTCTTTGATTAACGGCGTTCCGTTGTATTTACGAACTAATCCTGACAATGAAGGTTTAGAAACGTTCATTCATATGTTAGGACAACATTATGATATTATTTATACATACATTCGCAATGTTTCTAAAATATATTCTAGAGATGAACATCCTAAATACGGTGTTCCAAATGAATTACTTTATTCTGTAGCAAAACAATTTGGATGGTCTTTAACGGATGGAAATCAATATAAAGATCTTTGGGAATATGTTTTAGGTACTAATGAAGCAGGAATTCCGATTACTGGTTCTAATACGGTAGGTGATGCATCATTGCCAGGCAAGGATATGACATATCATATATGGCGGCGCATTGTTAACAACTTACCAGGACTGTTAAAATCAAAAGGTACTAAAAGAAGCGTAAAAGCATTGTTATCATGTTACGGAATACCACAGAGCATGATATCAATCAATGAATATGGCGGGCCGAGAATCGAACGTCCACCAGTTTATGAAAAATTGAATTTTGATTATGCATTAGATTTAATTCAAAATGCTGCTGGTACAGTAACAGTTGATTATGATCAACCAATTAATTCAGTAGAACTTCGTTTCCGAACTGATAATGTATTGACTAATCCATCATTGCCAAACACAATGAATTTATTTTCGATAGATTCAAATAATGTTACTTTAGATTTTACAAGAGGAACATTAGGCACTATTCAAATTAATCAAACAGCTTCTGCAGATATCGAAATGTTTGATGGAGGTTGGTTGAATGTATTATTAAGAAGTGGTAGTAATGGTTCATTAGAAGTTGTTGCTAAAAAATCAAAATATGGTAAAATTGTAGCAGCAGTTTCTGCATCTGCAACAGCATCATTTGCTGCTGCAGGTACGGTAACACTCGGTGGTGGTGGCGGTGGTGGTGCACGTCTTAAAGGACAGCTTCAAGAATTGAGACTTTGGTCATCTAGTTTACAAGATTCGCCATTTAATAATCATACAAAAGCACCAGCTGCATATGATGGCAACGTTGATGCATATGATGAATTAGTATTCCGGTTGCCACTAACAGAAAAAACCAATCACACCACGGCTGTCACAATGTCAGGAGTTGAACCTAACCTGTCAGGAATATCAGCTTCATTTGCAAGTTGGACTAATGCAGAGCCGTATGACTCAATTGAAGAAACATATTATTATGACGGAATATCATTAGCAGCAGGTACATTTGATGACAACAAGATTAGATTAGAAGATAATGAACTTGTCGGAACATTAGATGTTAAATCTAGAGCAGAAAGAAGCCAATTTGATAAAGCTCCATTAGATTCAAATCGTTTAGGAGTATATTTTTCTCCACAAACAATGATTGATGAGGATATAATTGCACAACTTGGATTTACTGAATTAGATTCATATATTGGCGATCCTGGCCAGCAATATGAACGGTCATACCCAGATTTAATTAAAGCTGCACAATCATATTGGAAGAAATATGAAACTAAGAATGACCTAAATGCATACATCAAAATATTTACATTGTTTGATCTTTCATTCTTTAAGCAGTTAGATCAATTGTTGCCGGCTCGTGCTGATAAAATAACTGGATTATTGATCCAACCTAATATTCTAGAAAGAAATAAAGATTCATTCTTACCTCGCGTAAACAAACAAAATGCAGGATATAATACAGATATCAATGTTCAAGAAACTACGGTTGTAACAGGTAGTTATCCAGTATATTTAGGTGGCATTGAAGGTGCAGTTGCAACAATAACAGCACAAGATGATGATCAATGGCAAGCATATCTAACGAAATCATCAGATGAACGATATGCTGGGACAACATATTCGTATCAATATGCAGTATTAAGTGGATCACAGTATATTACAGGATCAACACCTACATGGATGTCGCAGGCAGTATTCTTGCCAGTTACTGGCGCAACGTTGTCAGAAACAAGAGAAAGTCTTAGTTATGTTGAATACCGCAAATCATTGTATAATGAAACTGCAGTTTTAACAACGACGTCATCTGTAGCTGATTCCGGGTCTGATGTAGTGTTTGAAGGCGTTGCACATACAGGTTCTAATTCTAGCGTTTTTGAGTTTTCAAGTAGTTCTATTGATATAATAGATACGTGGTATCATAATTATGATGCTCCCGAATCGGGAAGCAACGCGTATTTGTTTGGGGGCACTGATATTATTATATTGAGTTCAAGTAACGTAAGTGGACTAAGTGACGTACGTGCTCCAGGTCCGGCAGGCCTTTTTCAAATTCAGTTACCTGCAGATGTAGATGCTGTGAGTTCAGAAACCGTCGATATATATGAATTAATCAACACCGGGTCAGGACATCCTACTGCTAGCGGCGGATCAACACTTTGGGGCGATTTATATGAAGGATTGAAACGTTGGGAAACGCTACAAGTTGATGAGATCATCGGGTATCCTGAGCCAGCATGGTTACAATTGAGATTACTTCCTGCAGGCAGCGAAACAAAAATTGCTTCTGTTACAGCATCTTTATTTATAGGAACTGCTAGCCTCAGCGGGCCAGTTACATTCTCAACCGGATCTATACCACATTGGGTTGGCCAAGCTGCTTTTCCACTCACCGGAACGTATAACTCAACGCCAATTGATATGTTGTTAACGGGGTCATTAACTACCGGTAGTTTATTAGAGGCTTTAGAAAGACAAGGAAGTTACAGCGGATCAGATGCAGTTGTTGCACGTTGGAAATTCGAATTTGCATCAGACGCACAATTCAATATTGACACATTTGCTCTAGTAACAATTAATGATTCGTCGGCTTCCCCACCAAACGGGCATATCAATTTTGCAGCAACTGCTAGTTTGAATTATCAGACTACGGCATCAACATCTGTTACGTCTTCTGCAGAACTATATCCATATACAGAATGGTATTTGAGTAGTGGTTCTGTATTTGACACTAGACTGTCTGATTTAGAATATGCTACAACATCAGAAGAGGCGGCGGCATTACAAGTCAATTTAATTGCATCTGCATCGGTATTACAATTGAGTTTATCAAGTAGCATATCAGCATCAATAGCTGCTACATATAGTTCAAGTTTCAATGAATATACAGGTATTCAGATAGAATGGGAAAAATGGTGTATTACCGGTAGTGAAATTCAAGACCCAATTACGGCCGAAATCTCAGCCCCGCAGTCAGCTAACGATCATATTATTACTATTGATGGAAATGTAGTGACTGCATATCGTACAGGAAGTCTGTCATGGGAACGGGTTGGTTATGGGGATGACCCAACTTTAACACCCGGATTAAGTGCATTGTATGGTTTAGAAACTGGAGCAGATGGTGTTATTATCGGGGATTTACAAGCATTTGTAGATGAAGGTGACATCATAGAATTCGGTATTCAGCCGCAGATTATTACTAATGTATATGAAACAAATGCTCTTGTAGCAAAAGCACGTGTCAAAAATATAAACATATTCTTTTCATATACATCTTCATATACATACGGGGACACCCCAATAGGTTATATTGTTGTATCTGGGTCAGACATATTAACACCTGACGTAAATGGAAATCCGGTGAGAGGCATTGATATTAATGGTCCAGCACAATTTCAAGATTTTATTGGTACTGGAGCAGAAAATTCATTATATAATGGAAGCAAAATGACTTCTAGAGGATTTAATATTGAAAGTCCAGACACAATAGATGGAGGCCCAGTAGTTGAAACTAGAACAGCAAATCCAAATCAATTGATATATCAATCTCCAGGAGAAAATGGTAGTTTTACAATATCAGGACAATAATCGTTGTTTTTTACAATGAAAATATTTATATGAAATAAAAGGCGAATAAAGCAATGGGATATTTAAATAATAGTACAGTAACAGTAGATGCAATTCTTACCAAAAAAGGTAGAGAATTACTTGCAAAAGGTCGTAACAATTTTAATATTACTCAATTTGCGTTAGCAGATGATGAAATTGATTATGATTTATGGAATCCAGATCATCCGCTTGGTACAGCATATTACGGCACAATCATTGAAAATATGCCTATAGTAGAAGCTATACCAGACGAAACGCAAATGTTGAAATATAAACTTATTACACTTCCAAAGAAAACTACAAAAATACCTGTAGTTAATGTAGGTAATACATCAATTACTTTAAGTGCAGAGGGCGACATTGCAGTAATTAGTCCAAATACATCTAACTTTACTGGTGGAAATGCTACATTAGGATATACAGCAATTCTTTCAAATTCAGACGTAGCTGATCTTAGAGTAGCTCGAGGAGGCGATATTCAAACATCAGTATTACCAACAGCACCTCGTTTTATTGGAGATAATGAAGATGCACAAAGTGTTGCAGTAACAGGAAGAACATTTGAATTAATTGCAAAACGACAAGTAACGGAACAAACTGCTACAATAACTATTATAGGTAATGAAACGGGTGGTAGCACAACTATTAATTTAACAGTTAAAGCAGCAACCGTTAACACATAAGGATTTGAAATGAATATACAACAATTAAAACAATTACCTAAAGTAAGTCAAAGACGTCCAATTGGAGATTCTGCATTTGTGTCAGCCCAAGCACCTGTTGCCGCTGTGTCAGCCCCAGCACCAAATAATTCTGCTGCATTACAATCACAAATCAATGCATTAGCTGAACAGCGCGCTCAAGAGATTATCAGAGAACAACAACAAACTCAAATCCTTGCAAGAAATGGTCGTACTTTTACTAAATTTGATAGAGCAAATGATGTAATAGATAACCAAACAGAAGTTGTTACAGCTGGGTTATGGAGTGATGGTTTAGCTTCATTAACAACACATCATACCGGTTCTGCACAAACAACGTCACAACGTAGATATTATGTTGATGTTTATCAGAAAGATACTTCATTAACTGGTTCAGCAACTCAATATTCAATAGCATATGGTCATGCATTAGGTAGTGGATCTGATTCGCAAGGACAACTTAATGATTCACCAAGCCGAGCAGTATATTCGCAATATAAACAACTATTATTAGAAACTACAGACACGAGATTCACTGTCAATGGCACAGACACAGATTCTATTTATGTAATTAACTTTAGTCGTGCTAGAACAAAAGAAAAATTAGATCCGGGCAATTTTGAATTGCCGTTAACAAGTATTTCTTCAAGAGATACAAATGCAACAGGCTCTGTAGCTACCGGGAGTGATGTTTTTACGCTTATTGATGATTCAGGAAATAGCGGAGCTCCAACAGTTGGAAGCTCCGGTAGAGTATATAATATTGTATCAGGATCAATTAATGACGGAATATATAATTCAACTTCACCTGTATATTATGGACTCGTTTATCCAGACTACGGTGTAATGATATTGAATGCTCAAACATTAGATGCAAACTTAGGATTTACAACTAATACTGGTTCAAGTTCTGAGGGCAATAATCATTTTGGATTGTTCCATTCAATTTCGGGATCAGGAGTACTTACAAACCCAGCTACTTCAGATCCATATGGATTCTTAGCAAGAAATGCTGAAACTATTACAAGTACACATTATTTTGTAAGAATTAAAAATGCTGAATATAACTTTTCAAATAATCCATCATTTACAACAGGTAGTATAGGTGAGTTCCGTCAATCAACATTTATTGGTGACCCAAAAACATATATTACTACAGTAGGATTATATAACAATCAAAGAGAATTATTAGCAGTAGCAAAATTATCTAGACCATTATTGAAATCATTTAAGAATGAAGCACTTGTCAGAGTAAAACTTGATTTTTAATTTAACACATAACTGAATTGAGGCCCTTTATATTTATAATAAATGTAAAGGGCTTTTTACTAAATAATGGCGACAAGAAAATTAAATACTAAAGGCCGTAGAGAAGATAAATATAAAGGAAATTATCCTTCTGTATTTAAAAAGGTTGAACAATCTGATTTTAAGAAACAACGGTTTGTTACAAATAAACTTTTTACTTTTTTATCTGGAAGCTCTACTGGTAGTGCGTTGCCATTAGAAGCAAGATACACTGATCGGAATTTTCTTCCTGCTTTAGGATCTGAGTTAACATTTAATGATGCTGCAAATATTGATGGTTCATTACAAAGTGTTACATATTTTTCTATAGATCATTTGTATTATCGCAAAAAAGATCAACCCAGTAAAACTTTTGGTCCTACTGATTTAACACGTACGAAAAAACATTTATATGAATCTGCGTCAGTATTCGTAATACCACAACTTAAAATTGGTGAAGGTATCAAGCCGGCATCATTTCAATTCACTGGGTCAGGATTAAATTTATCAGCTGATCGATATAGCAATATAATTGATGATGGGTTTGATTCGTCTTCGATTGTTTCAGATGTAAAATTTTATGAAGGATTCAATGAATATTTTGATACTTCAAGAATTAAATATGAATTAGCTCAAGGTGTTACGTATCTTGCAGGAATTCCTACTACAGATGGTGATACTGCAGCTATCGGCCGCCGTGCACATTTTGAAGGCGCTGGACATATTCAGAGTGCATTACCTGGATATTATGATAGACAACATGATTATGCAATATCATTTTTTGTGTCAGGTTCTAATACTGGCAGTAACAATCAAATTGTTATTGCAAAACAATCTGGTTCGGTTGATAGATACCCATTCAGTATACAATTAAGTGGTAGTAATGAAATAGAGTTTAAAGTATCTTCTGATTCTTCTCTTAATACTACGTTGTCAGCAACTAGCAGTGTAGACGAATGGACTCACATAGTTTGTCAAAAATCAGGAAGTGAATTACAAATTTGGATGAATGCTGGATTACATGTTTCGTCATCTCATGATTTCTTGTTATATGGCGTTAATACATTATATACAGCATCAGGACGAATCAATAATGATTATCCGGTAAACATTGGTGGTCTTAGCCCCAATACCTCAAATCTTACAGGTGATCTAGATGAAATAAGAATCTTTAATAAGTCACTAACTGAGTCGGAGATAAGTGCGTTATCGGGCCGTACGGAGAACGGGACATTTTTGCAAACAAATCATGTAGGAAATGTATTTAGTAAACATGGAACAATTGTTATTTCTAGTCCACATTATAAATACGATGATTTAACTGCGGCTCCATTTACATCAAGTTATCGAAGTACGGTAACAACAACAGAATATTCTACATTGGTAAGAATAAGTAAAGATGATTTTAATTTAACACTCAATCCATCAACTCTGCAAGATAATGGCGTTGATTATGACACATATGTTTCAAGCAGCGATTTTGCACCATACATAACAACAATTGGATTGTATAATGAATCAGGACAACTTCTAGTTACAGGCAAATTAGCTTCGCCAGTACGTAAACGGGATGATATTGATATGAATATTTTATTGAGGTTTGATACTGACGTATGATACGACTTAAAACAATATTAGAACAATCCTCGCGCGAAGAACAAGTTGATTCTTTGTTAGACAAAATTAAAAACAAACAGTTTGAAAGAATTGGCGCTGGCGATAATGGCATTGTATATGCAATTCAAGGAACTGATTATGTGTTTAAAATTACGAGAGAGCGTGATGAATTCGAAGTTGCATCAGTAATCGTAGGCCGAGAATCTGAATTTACATGTTTCGTTCCGGTAGTGTATGTAAATGATTCTGAAAAAATGTATATCATGCGCAATGCAGATCCATTGCCTTTGCAATATAAAACTGCTATTGATAATTTTTATGCCCGATATACTAAATTTGCATTAGATATGCAAGGCGAAGTTAGCATATTTGATTATTTAGATGCAGAAGGCTCTCGAGAAACAGAAAAACCGTTAGTTGATTTCTTGAGACGATTACAACAACAAGTAGAACGAACCGGTATTGCAGAATTTGATTTAGATTTAGACTTTAAATCAGATAATGTAATGATGTATCAATCAAAAATGGTATTAATTGATTGGTAAATATTTATATATATAAATGGACATTAATATGAAATTAGTAAATTTGTTAAACGAAGCAAGATTTCGTTGGAAATATAAAGAATTGCCTGAATTTCGACAAGAACCTGAATCTGTTACTGGGTATCGAATTGTACGTAGAGAACGAGGAGAAGATGCTAATGTTACACTCGATGATATGATGAAAATACTACGTAATGAAGAATTTGTAAGTAATTTTAAAAATAAAAGTTATGTATTTTGGGTTGAATTAAAAACTACAAGAGCAAGAAAAAAGGTTGCATTCGTTCATATTTTTAATGTAAATAATCTTCCTGATTATATATTACCAAATATACAGACCCCATATACGACCATTAATGGAGCTAAAATATTTATTAAAGATCCAAAGAAAGATGTTCAACAAGGTGGGGAAGGTGATGAAGTTGGTGCAACTAGCGCAACTGATGTTCAAGGACCACAAGGAGAAACTGGAGAAACTGGTGTTCAAGGACCACAAAGTGCAACTAGTACTAATGTAAATATACCATCAGGAACACCTTTATTAAAACGAGGATCTAGAGGAGAGTCTGTAAAACAATTACAAACATTATTAGGATTGACTGGAGATAGTGTTGATGGCAAATTTGGATCTGAAACAACTGCGTGGCTTACAGTTTGGCAAGCAGAACATGGATTCACCGGTAATGATATTGATGGAATTTATGGACCAAAGACTGCAGCCGCAATGAAAAAAGATTCATCCCCTGTTAAAGATACAGCTAAAGCAATTAAATTAACTACGAATGTAAAAGATGCGTTTGTTTCTAAGACTACAACAAGTAAACCAGCTGGGACTACATTGAGCTCTGGTTTATTTAAACAGTTAGAAACAAAATTTCCTAAAGTATTTAAAGGCAGTTATACTTTTAAATTGGTTGGTGGGAAAGCTGGTGATACAGTTAAAAGATTAAGTATCGGATCTCCAACTCAAGCAGAAACATATGAAGCGGCTATGAAAAAAAATATTACAGGGGCCGGTATACAGACAAATGAACCTTTATTACTAGATATTTTTGAAAAAATTTCTAAACAACAGTTAACTACATTATTTAACAGTTATCAAAAAATTAATGGTACTAAGTTAGCTCATGATTTAAAGAACAACGCTTTTGATGAAAGTGAAATGTCAAAGTTAAAAGATATTTTTCTGAAAAAAGGATTAAAGTTATCTAACTATCAATAGGTAGTTTTTAGTATTATAATCAAAAACAAAACAAGTTATGGCAAAAAATCATTGGAACTCGAAATCAAAAACGAGGCAGGAAGCATATAAATATGGTTATAAATCTGGATTAGAACATAAAGTTGCAGACGCTCTTAAAGAGATTAATTATCCAGTTAATTACGAAACCGAAACACTTCATTATACGGTGCCTTCGACAAAACACAAATATACTCCTGATTTCGTATTCACACGTAAAGATGGCGGCACTATGTACGTTGAAACAAAAGGACGTTGGACTACTGCAGATCGTAAAAAAATGAAATATGTTTTACAATGCAATCCTGACATTGATATTCGCATAGTATTTCAAAACCCAAATCAAAAAATATCAAAAGGTAGTAAAACATCATATGAAGCGTATGCTCTGAAGATGGGTATAAAACACGTTGCAAAGAAAATGATACCTGCAGAATGGTTGGCAGAATGTTGCCAATTGGATGAAATTCCAACCGAAAAGAAAACTTTTTTTAAATTTTGATTGGAAGTGTGAAAAAAATTCATTATTTTCTAATGTAAGTAATGGCATTTAATTAATTGAATGAATGAAATGTTTAATGTAATGAATTCGTTAGACCAGGAATGAAATGAATGGGATGACATAAATTAATAATTATTATATTAATAAACCAGATCTTTTGAATCGTTCCGTGTTTTCATTATATTATATTAATGAAGAATCTAAAATTATTACAATTACTTGAAACAGTACTAGGTAAAGGTAAGCCAACATCACGAGGCAATATTTCATTCTTCTCTCCTTTTATCTCACATCATAAACCAAAATTAGAAGTAAGATCAACACCAGATGAAAATGGTGATTATACATGGCATTGTTGGGTTTCTGATAAACGTGGTAAATCAATTTATACTTTATTCAAAGCACTAAATCAACCAAAAGAAAAGTTCGAGCAACTTGCAAGAATTATTCAAACAACAAGATATCGGATTGAAAAGCAAGAAGAACGAGATACTGTATTACAATTACCAGAAGAATATCATCCTTTGTGGGTGTATAAAAAATCATATGAATACAATGCAGCAATGCATTATCTGAAAGGAAGAGGTGTTACGGTTTTTGATATTATTAAATATAGGATAGGGTATGCAGAAGAAGGACAATATGCAAAACGAATCATTATCCCAAGTTATGATGCTTCTGGTAGCCTTAATTATTTTGTATCTCGTATTTACCGTGATAGAGAAGGTATGAAACATAAAAATCCTACAGTATCAAAAGATATTATCGGATTTGAAATGATGATTAATTGGAGAGAACCAATTGTACTTTGTGAAGGTTCTTTTGATGCAATTGCAATTAAAAGAAATGCAATACCGTTATTTGGGAAACAAATTCAACCAGAATTACAAAAGAAAATTATCGAAGAACATGTACAAGACATTTATATTTGTTTGGATGCTGATGCATTAAAAAATGCGTTAGATATTGCCGAACGATTTATGAATGAAGGATTAAATGTTTACTTCGTAGAACTACAAGATAAAGATGCTTCCGAGTTAGGCTTTGAAGCAATTACAAAACGTATTTCAGAAACTATGCAGATGTCATTTGAAGATTTAATGATGATGCGAATGGGAATGTTATGGAAATAAAGAAGATTGATATTGGGGTAGACATTATCGATAAAATATTTCATGTGTCGGATGTTCATATCAGAACATTGAAGCGACACCGTGAATATCGACAAGTATTTGAGAATATGTTTCTAACAATCGCACAAGAAGCTACTGATAGATCAATATGTGTAGTTACAGGTGATATTGTTCATTCAAAACTTGATATGTCGCCAGAGTTAATTAATATGTTAACTGAATTCTTTAATGGATTCACATTACCTACAATTGTTATATTAGGTAATCACGACATGAATTTAAATAATACACATCGTGTTGATGCATTATCTCCAATACTTAATGTTATTCAAAATAAAAATATTCATTTTATAAAAGAAAATGGTTTATTTGAAGCCGGAAGTGTTTTGTTCAATCATATGGCTGTTGATGTTCCGCCTGCAAAGTATGTGAACGGATCTGATATTGATACCGAACATTTTAAAATTGCATTACATCACGGAGCAGTTCATTCTGCTCGTACTGATGTTGGTTATGAAATTTCAAATGAACATGTTACGGTAGATTTATTTGATGGCCATGATTTATGTTTATTGGGAGATATCCATAAACCAAATCAAATACTTCAAGAATATCATGTTGAAAATGGTGTAAAAAAGCCATTAACGGTATATCCTGGATCATTGATACAACAAAATCATGGGGAAGCATTAGGCCATGGAATACTTGTTTGGGATCTTCCTGACAGAAGTTCTCAATTTATAGATATACCAAATGATTATGGTTACATAACATTTGAGTTAGATGGAACATCGATTGTTAAAGCACCATCATATGTGCCGGTCCGGCCTAGGATTAGGGTAAAGTTTAAAGACACGTCAGCAGCTGACATGAAAAAATTTCTTGCAGCGTTACGTAAAAAATATACTGTTGAAGACATTTCCATTCAACGCATAACAGATACATCTACAAACACAGCTGCAGCAAATATTACAATAGGCAATGTTCGTGATGTTGAATATCAAAATACACTTATTACAGAGCATATTGAACTTAATTATCCGCAAGCAACTGATTCAGAAATTGATGCTATTCGTCATATTAATAGATCAACAAATTCAAAATTACCAGTATTAGAATCAGTTCGTAACATAACATGGCATCCAGTTTCATTTGAATTTTCAAACATGTTTTCATATGGCGAAAATAATCATGTTGATTTCACAAAACTTCAAGATGTTGTAGGATTATTTGCACCAAATACATCTGGCAAATCATCATTGTTAGATGCAATGACGTATACTATTTTTGATAAATGTAGTAAAACCGGAAAAGCTAAAGAAGTACTTAATAATAAATCTACACAATTCTTTGGTCGTTTTGTTTTTGAAATGAACAACGTAACGTATACGATTGAAAGAACAGGTATACAACAAAAATCAGGACACGTAAAAGTTAATGTTGAATTTTATTCTGATAATCAAAATCTTAATGGTGAAGAACGTAGTGATACAAATAAAAACATTAGAAAATATCTAGGAACTTATGATGATTTTATTTTAACGGCATTTTCATTGCAAAACGATCAAAGTAACTTTATCAATAAATCACAAAGAGAACGCAAAGATTTATTATCACAATTTTTAGATATTACAGTTTTTGAGCAACTTTACCAACTTGCTGCAGAAGATATAAAAGAAACAGCTGGTAAATTAAAAGAGTACAAGAAAACCGACTTTGCTCAAATTATTTCTGATGCAGAAGATATTATTTCGCAAAATATTGATGCAATATCTAAATGCGAACAACAAGAACAAGATGCACAAACACAAAAAGACGAACTTCAAGATGATTTATTGCGTCAAGTTGAAAGTAAACAGCCAACAACATATACAGGTCCGTCAATAAAACAACTTAAACAGGAAGAAATTGTATTAACTGATAAGATAAAAAATCTGCAGCAAGAAATTGAAACGAAAGAACAAGAAGTTGAAGAAAAAAATGATACTCAACTTAAACTTCGTGTTGATATAAAGCAATTTGATCATGATGATATTGAACACCACGTTGGAAAATATAATTCATATGATTCAAAGATAGAAACACAAACGAGAATAACAAATAAACAAAGGACATATGTTGATGGATTGCAAGAAAAAATACAACATCTCGACACACATGAATATGATCCAGAATGCAAATATTGTACATCAAACGTATTTGTTAAAAACGCATTACAAGCCAAGGATTGTATTGATCAAGAACGTGAGTCATTGAAACGACATGAAGAATATTTAACACGTTTTAAAACAGAGCAACAGGAATTATTTAAATACACTATACAAAAAACTCAGTTAGAATCATTGATTTCAGAACGATCTGGAATACGAGATGATATTGAACGTGATGAACTTCGTTTAGAAATTTTAGAAAATGAATTACAGACAAAAGAATCTGAATTAGAAACTTGTTTAGAGCGACAAGAACAATATACGATTAATCAATCTGCAATTGAAACCAATCAAAAAATTGAAGAACGGATTGAATTAATTAAAGATGCATTAGAACATAATAAACATGCAATAGCAAAGATTACAACACGAATCAAAAATTTACATGGTGAGATTGAAGTTGCAAAAACAAAAAAGAAACATGCACTTGAAAGTTTAGATTCTTATAAAAAGTTAGAAACAGAATATAAGGCATATGAATACTATTTAGAAACAATAAAAAGAAATGGTGTACCATATGATATTATTGCAAAAGCTCTTCCAAAAATTGAAGCTGAAATCAACAATGTACTTAATCAAATAGTTGATTTCAATATGGTTCTGAATACAGATGGCAAGAATATAAACGGATATATTATTTATGATGAGGATAATTTTTGGCCATTAGAATTAACATCTGGTATGGAACGGTTTATTTCTAGTTTAGCAATTCGTGTTGCATTAATAAATGTATCAGCATTACCACGTCCTAATTTTATCGCAATCGATGAGGGCTGGGGAAGTTTAGACTCAGAACATATTGCTGCAGTAATCAACCTATTTGAATATTTTAGAAACAAGTTTGACTTTTCAATTATTATTTCACACGTTGATTCTATGCGTGATATGGTTGATAAATTACTTGAAGTTAACAAACAAAACGGATTCAGCCAGATTCAGAACACGTAATATTTATAATAAAGTATTTCGTGTATGAAAAGAAAAGAAACTACATATAAAGGCTTAGACACATTCGATGTGTTTTTTACTGACACATCACTCACATCGCCTGATGTATTTCAAATTACAGAATTTCCATCACGATTAACTGCAGGAAAGAATTTAATTAAACTTAAAGGACATCCTACCAATTTACGTATTGGTTCTTATCTAAACATTGAAATTTTAGATTTTAACGGAGATCCTATATATTATGAAGTTGTAAATTATATAGATGAAGATAAATCTAGAATTATTGCAATATATGTATACGACGAAACATCTCCTGGTACTGCTACTATTACATTATTAGGCGAATTAAATGAAATCAACGGACAGCCGGTACCGCAAGAATGGGAAGGTAGATCTAACGTTGGATGGTCTAGAACAGTTGAAGTTAATCCTACAATATCTAATGATTCTGAAATCATATTTGAAACATTGCCTTCTGCATCATTAACAGAACAAGTAGGAGTACAATTGGATAGAACATATCCTAATAATCAGCAGTTTCCTACTTATACTACAGGCACAGTAAGATATTTTTCATATAATAATACACCAGCATTTGAAATCGCAGGCGGGTTATTTACACAAGAAATGGAAGGTGGTACTATAACAGTTTCATCTCCTGTAAATCCTACCCCTACACCACAATATACGCCTGGTACTACGACATATGAAACAACCGTAAGAAAAGTATTATCTGATACATTGATGTTGTTAGACGACAACTTTACGGTTGCATCATCACAATCTATATTTACACATACATATACACAGTTTGATTATTCTTCATTTTCTATAACATATGAAGCAGACCCAGTATATACACCAACTCAAAATTCTGAATCATTTGCAAATATATCATTGTACGGCTTGCAACCAGCAACTGGAGATGTTAGCAGAATTAAAATATTTTTGAATGGTAATGGTAGTATAGGTACGTGGGAACAAATCAATGACATTGAGTTAGAAGAAACAGAATTGTTTATTGACGAAGCAAATGTATTTCCAAATTTTCGAATAGGGGCATTTACATCACAATCTGTTATTGATACATATTGGGAGTCAAACTACTATTCTGGTTTTGTAGAACTGTCTGCACCTACATTGACGTGGACTTCTTCAAGTATGGCAAATGCAGTGCAAGTAATTACAGGTAGTTCTGGGGACATTACTGCATATAACCAAGTATATACATTTCAAACAAAAACAGCGTATGCAGCAACATATGTTTCAGAATCTTCATATAAAATTACAATAGATGCAATTGGTACAAGAAGTGTTGTTAGTGGTAATAATAACCCAAAACTAAGCGTATTTTTATCCGGCTCTGCATTTCCGTTTGATGATACTGATATTCTTAATCAAGAATTAACAACTAAATTAGGTGTTCGAGTAGGTGAATTAGAAGTAACAAGTAATTCACAAAGATTTGATGACACAGTATTTGAATTTGAAGCACCCGCAACCGGAACTGCATCACTAATATTTGTTATAGAATCTGGGGAATGGACATTTTCAGATATCAGAACAACTACTGATAATGATGCTGGGTATACTCCTGCATACTCAAAAATACGTACGGAGATTCCTACAAAACATAAATCTTCAAATCAATATCGTTTCCGCATAGATTATTTCAATGTAGATGGTGTTAAGAGTCGACAATCAACATATATCAATAATGTAGATTGGCAGGGCGGTAACCGTTATATAGACGGCGAATATTCAATGATAACAGGTTCATTGTATGTAGCTGACACATTAGAAACGGGTATTGCAATATCAGGACTTAAAGATACTGGGTTTGTACGAAGCTTAGGATATTCTGGATTTGCATACGACGATCCTGGATTTTTATTATGGAGCGGTAGTGCACTATCTGGCAGTTCTGGAACTAAAGGCGGCGTACCATATAGTGGCGTTGGCTTAGAATTATATGCAACTACGGACAACTATTTTAGATTCTCAACTACAGATTCTGAATTAGATATACGAACCCAAAAGTTCTTTGTAGGTAATGCAACTACATTTATATCAGGCTCAGATGGAAATTTAGAAATAAAATCAGGCAATACATTAAATATATATAATGGTATTATTACTGGGTCTGCATTAAAGATTACAACTACAATCAGCGGAGAAGATTATACTGTATTAGATACAACTCAAAAAGTTATTGATTCTATAAATATTGGTCGCATACTTTATCAAAATGATACTAATTTAGATTATACTGCATCAACGGCTAATGTTGAATCAACTGGGTCAAATACTACAATTGCAACGTTTTATGCATTTATTTTACCAGGCGAAACAACATTAACAACTATGTATACAGTCAGTGGCAGTCGCACAGCAGGAACGGCAGTCTTTTGGTACGATATATTAGATTTATCCCCAGCATACATTTCTGGTTCTAATGCTAACATTACATCAACTCGTACGAGACTTGGTGTTAGTTCTATACAACCATTATTATCTACCGGTAGTGCTACATTGCCAGCTTCTGGCGTAACATCTCCAACATTTGGTACATATTTTAGTAGTATGGATGGTGGCCTAGGCGCTGGAGGAAGCAGTATGTATCGTTTTTATCGTTATACTGATATATCATATTTAGCTGGCCAATATGTAAAATTTACATTTAAACGATATCCTTATGCTTTTGGCGGTTCTGGAACAGCTACTGGTAATGTTTCATATAGAAATATTACAATTCTATCATCTCGATCTGGTTTAATAAAAGGAAATGCAGCTATCGCTACAGCCCCTGGCAGCCAGGTTGCATAAATATCATATGATCTATATAAGTTAATATTTATATAAAATGGGCATTCGAATGAAATCAATACTACAAGAATTCAAACAACATCTCGCAGAGCAAACAAGTAATATTACTGTTTTATTTCCAGGCGGATTTAAACCTATTACTGGAGCACATTTAGCACTTGCTAATCGTTATGCAGAAGATCCACAAGTACAACAAGTAGTGATGCTTATCGGCCCAAAAGATAGAGATGGGTTTACAAGAACACAATCAATCCAAGCATTCAATTTGATGAATTCAAACCCAAAGATCCGCATACAACCAACAGAATTTAATTCTCCTATCATGGCTGCATACGAATACTTGTTTGCATTGCCAGAAGATACTGCGGGTCAATATGCAATGGCTGCATCTGCAAAAGGAGATGATTATGTAAGAACTAAATCATTTGTGCCTAATGTAGACAAATACAAAACAGTAGGCGATAAGTCGGGTCGAATGATGCCAGCTGGTGTCGACGCAATTGAATTGACTGCAAACACAGATCCAATACAATATCCGACAGGAGAGCCTGTATCTGCTACATCAACAAGAGCAGCAATTGCTGCAGGCGATTATCGTAGATTTAAAGAATCTTATCCAGGCATAACAGATGAAATTCTTAAAAATGTTTGGGAAATATTCACAGGTAAAATGATTGAAACCGTTTTTTCTAAAGAATGGTGGTCTACACAATTAGCAGAAGATGTTGAAAAATTATTTACTGAACTGAAAACTGGAAAGCGTTTACGTGTATTTGATTTTGATGATACATTAGCAAAAATGAATGCTACAATTTACGTTAAACACCGAGATGGATCTAACACAGAATTAAACCCAGCACAGTTTGCGGTTTATGAGCCAATGCCTGGCGATGATTTTGATTTTTCAGAATTTGATAGAATTATTAAATCTGCAAATCCAATACAAAAAAATGTAGATGCATTAAAAAGAGCAATGCAAGATGCTGGGGCTAAAACAACTATTTTAACGGCTCGTAGAGTAGCTTATCCAGTTAAAAGATATCTTGAGCGCGAACATGGACTTAAAAACATATACGTTGTTGCACTGGGTTCATCTGACCCAATGGATAAAGCTCGGTGGATTGAAAAACAAATTCAAAAAGGATATGACGATATTGAGTTTATTGACGATTCTCCAAAAAATGTAAAGGCAGTCGATTCATTACAACAACAATATCCAGATGTTGCATTAACAGCACATTTAGTAGAAGGCTATATGGATCCTAAAACTGCTGAGAAACACAAAAAGAAAATTGAAAAGCTTCGCAAGTTTTTAGATAAAAATACCGGTAAAGAGTTTGTATATGATTTTGATACATACGACAAAACTACATATGGTGTTCCATTAACAGAAGGCACATTACTTACAGAAGGTGGAGCTGGGGGGCACATGGCTCACCCATATGATGATCACGGATTAACCTTTAACGAAATGAAAGAATTAATTGCACGCGCGTTAGAAGGCGAATTAGATGTAGAAGAGGCAGTAACAGAAAAGACAGATGGCCAGAACCTTCAAGTAACGTGGAAAAACGGACAAGTAGGATTTGCTCGTAATAAAGGTACAATTAAAAAGCCATTAACGACACAAGAACTAATTAATAAATTTGAAGGTCGCGGACCTATATCAGATGCATTTCGTGAATCAGGACAAGATTTACAAGCAGCTTTCGGAAAAATAGATAGTTCTAAATTAGACGAAATATTTAAAAATGGTCGAGTGTTTGCAAACATGGAAATTATATATCCTGCAACCAAGAACATTATTAATTACGATAAAGCACATATACAGTTTCACAATTTAGTTGAATATGACGAAACTGCAAATAAAGTTCAGACCGATATGACCGGCGGAGCATTGATTCAGAAAATAATTGAAGATGCAAATGCGCACATGCAAAATACATTTTCATTCATACCTCCACAAAAAATTAAATTAGGTCGTATTGCAGATTTTGAAGATCAACAAGCAGCATTATTTGCAGAAGTAGATCAACTTAAAACGCAATTTGGACTTAAAGAGACTGATTTAATTTCTGAATATCATCGTGCTTGGTGGAGAGACGTAATTACTACAAAAGCTCAAGAATTGGGATATGATATATCAGATGATTTGAGAGACACATTAGTAGATAGATGGGCGTTTAATGATAAGTCGACATCAATAACAGCTATTAAAAAACAAATTGAAAATCCTGAGTATTCACAATGGGTAACAGATTTTGATAAAAAAGATTTTAAATCATATCAAAAACAAAACATGGAACCATTTGAATCAATCTTCTTGAGATTAGGAGCTCTTGTATTATCAAATGTATCGCAGATATTAGCTGCAGATCCTAGTAAATCTACACAGGAAATTAAAAGAGATGTTGCTACATTAATGAAGCAAGTACAACAAAGCAAAGACCCAGAAATTCTTAAAAAAGTTGAGTATCAACTAAAAAGAATTGAAAAGCTCGGAGGCTTTGATAAAATTGTTCCAATTGAAGGAATTGTATTTACATTCAAAGGCAATACATATAAATTAACAGGCGCATTTGCGCCAGTCAATCAACTAATAGGCATATTAAAGTACGGACGATAATATTTATATTAAAAATAGGACTTTCAAATGGCAGAGAAACATAAGTCAAAATATAAAGCACCAAAAGATTTAGAAAAATCAACGAAACCAACTCCTCGTAAAGATCTTAAAGATTATGACGGAGATGAAACAGAAAACATGGTGCCAAATTCTACTGGTGAAAAGCAAAAGAATGTACTTCGTAAAACTGATAAACCAGTAATTGACAACGGATCGATTGTTCCGGACATGAAAGATGCTGATAGAGCGTATAAATCAGAAGGAGAACATGACCCGAAACATTCTGCTAAAGTAATGTCTAAGCGTCAAGATGATGATGAAAAAGACAGTGAAGATTCTATTAAAGATAAAATTGAAAATCTAACAAGAGAACAAAAAGAACGTTTAGTTAGAGAAATGATTCGTCGTAGAATTAAAGCAGTACTTAAAGAACAAGAAGAGCCAGAAGAAGAACCTGCCGCAGAAGAACCTGCACCAGAGCCAGAAGCACCAGCAGAAGAACCTACTCCAGCTCCTGCTCCAGCTCCAGCTCCTGCAGAAACACCAGAAGCCCCAGCTCCAGAGCCAGAAGCAGATGTGCCAGCAGAAGAACCTAAAGCTGATGCAGCACCTGAGCAAGATTCAACAGCACAATTAAATAGCTTTGTAACATTAGTTAAAAATAAACCAACATCCCCAGAACAAATCAAAATGATTTTGAAAGCAGTTCAAAAAACAGGAACGATGACTGACGAGCAAGGCAATGAAGTTATGAATCAAGGCAAATTAAAGGAACTTTATCGTTATCTAAAAATTGCTGCAGATAGAATGTTAGAAAAATATTCATAAATAAAACAAAACAAGTTATGTCAAAAAAGTTACAGAATGTCAATGCAGTTAATAAAATGTTAGCTGGAGAGCATAAATTTCAAACAAATAAAACCCATGGTTTTTCGGAATCTAAGAAAGATACTAAAAAGCGATTAGTTGGAGAAACATGGGAAGAAACAGATCTTAAATCTGGAATCACATATCTTTATGAACAAAAAGATGGTTATGTGATGAAAACCAAACGTGGTGCTGAAACACTTCAATCTACCAGAGACTCACTATCAACATTTTCAAAATGTCCTAAAGAAACATGTACATGTAAATCACCTAATCATTTAGATCGCAAAATGAAAACGATACATGGTATGTGTTTTGATTGTGTCATTGAAATGGAAAATAAACTTCGTATTGAAGGTAAATTTAATGAGTACGCAATAAAGAAAATGACAACAAACGCAACAGAATGGATTAAGCGAGCTGAACAAGATGTTGAACTACTAAAACAAGCATATACTAGTACATATAAAGTTGTATCAAATGCAGATGGTAAAACAGAAACAGTTGATGCAAGAATGACCCCGGCAGAATTTGCTGACAAAGTAGAACGAGAATTTCAAGAGTATCGTGAAAAATTCATACAAGAAGTTGCAAAAATGGAGACTAAAGATGATTAAAGAGTTATTATTAAAACTATGGAATTGGTTGAAAGGCCAAACTGAACTTGATGAAAAAATCAAAGAAAAAGTTGATGATATCAAAGAAGATTTTGATGATGTTGTAGAAGAAGTTAAAAGAAGATACAACAGAGTAAAAGAAGAAATTGATGATGTAAAAGAATCAGCATCAGAAGTTATTAAACAAGTTGATGATGTTGCAAAAGCAGTGGTCGGTTCTAAAAGAAAAGGTAGAAAACCTTCTACAAAGAAAATCACAAAAAGTGCACTTCGTGCAATGAAAAAAGCAGAATTAGTTACAACTGCTAAAAAAGAATTTAAAATAACATTAGATTCTAAACTTACAAAATCAAACTTAGTAAACAAGGTATATGAATTATACCATAAAAAATAATGAATCAATTTTTTAGTAACATAAAGAACATCATCATAGTGGTATTAGTTGTAATAATCATTATCATGCAACAATGTTCTGGTCCATCAATCGATTTCAACTTATTTGGTAAGAAAAATAAACAACCCGATGCTGTTGAAGGAACTGTTATTACCAAAATAGAAACAAAATGGGATACTGTAAAATTTGATAGCTTAGTTTATGTTCCTAAATGGAGAGTAAGAGTTGATACGGTACATGATACAACCTTAAAGGATATTGATACACTTTCAGTATTAAAAGATTATTACGCAAAGTATTTTTATACGGATACATTAGATTTAGATTCATTAGGTAATATCATAATCAATGATACTATATCACAAAATTCAATCATATTCAGAGAAATCAATCCAAACATTTATATTCCGACTACAATCATAAAAAGAGATTCACTTATTTCAAAAAATGAATTTTATTATGGATTTGGTTTAGCAGGAAATCAAGAACAATTCAATTACATTGGTGGTGAGTTACTTTGGAGAAGTAAACGTAAAAAAGTAATTGGAGTGGGATTAGGTATCAATCAAAACCTTCAACCGGTTGGTTCTCTAAGATTGATGTGGAAAATTGGTAAATAATTTATGGCAGCACAAAAAGACATAAAACAAATAATCGCGGAACAGTACCAAAAATGTGCTTCAGATCCCGTCTTTTTTATGCGTAATTATTGTTATATTCAACATCCTGTTAAAGGAAAAATAAAATTTAATCTTTATCGATTCCAGGAACAATCCTTAACGGATTTACGCGATAGTAGATATAACATTATATTGAAGTCCCGACAGTTAGGTATATCAACACTATCTGCAGGATATGCTCTCTGGGCAATGTTGTTCAATGAAGATTTCAACGTACTTGTTATTGCAACAACACAAGAAGTAGCAAAGAACCTTGTTACAAAAGTGCAGGTAATGCATGATAATTTACCTTCATGGTTAAAAGGTAATATGACAGCAAACAACAAGTTGTCATTAAAATTTAAAAATGGTTCACAAATAAAAGCAATTTCTTCAGCATCTACCGGAGCACGTTCAGAAGCATTATCATTATTAATTGTAGATGAAGCTGCATTTATTAGAAACATTGAAGAAATTTGGGTAGCATCACAAGCAACTCTATCTACCGGAGGCGGCGCAATAGTACTTTCAACACCTAATGGTATTGGTAATTGGTTTCATCAAACATGGGCAGGTGCTGAATCTGGGCATAATGGATTCAACACAATTAGACTTAGATGGGATGTACACCCAGAACGAAATCAAGATTGGCGTGATGAACAAACACAACTTTTAGGAGAAAAAGGCGCAGCACAAGAATGTGATTGTGACTTTATTAGTTCTGGTCACACTGTAATTGATGGTTCAATATTGCAAGAATTTGAATTAAAATGTACGGAGCCTATAGAACGAAGAGGATATGATAATGGATATTGGATATGGAAATATCCAGATTATTCTAGAGACTATGTAGTAATAGCTGACGTCGCGCGTGGTGATGGAGCTGACTTTTCTACATTTCATGTTATTGATGTTGAAACAATAGAACAGGTCGCAGAATATAAAGGAAAACTTCCTCCTAAAGATTTTGGTAATATGTTGATAAGTGTTGCATCAGAATGGAACAATGCATTACTTGCAATTGAAAATGCAAACATTGGATGGGCTGCAGTTCAACCTGCAATAGATAGAGGATATCAAAATCTATTTTATACATATAAAGATGATGGATATGTTGATGTAGATATTCAACTCAGAAAAGGATATGATACAAAAGACAAATCAAAAATGGTTCCTGGTGTGTCGACTACATCTAGAACAAGACCATTAATGATATCTGCACTTGAAATGTATATGAGAGAAGGTTCTCCTATTATTCATTCAAAACGACTTATACAAGAACTATTTGTATTTATTTGGCAAAACGGCAAAGCACAAGCACAACGAGGTTATAACGATGACTTGGTTATGGCATTTGCAATTGGACTTTGGTTACGAGATACATCATTAAAATTAAGACAACAAGGCATTGAATTAAATAAACGTGCCTTAACACAGTTACAAAAAACAGATTCAGTTATTTATACCGGAAACGATCGACCAAAAGATATTGGGTGGGATTGGGACAATGGTTATGGCAATGAAGATTTGACCTGGCTTATTAAGTAACTTGATATTTATTTTATATAAAGAATAAATACTATGGCGTCACTTAGAAAACGATTACAAAACTTATTTTCTACAAATGTAGTTGTCAGAGCTTATGGCAAAGATAAACTTCGTGTAGTTGATACTAACCGCCTTCAATCGACAGGTAACTTAACGCAAAGTAAAGTAGCCGACAGATATACAAGACTTCACGGTTCAAACAAGCATCGTGTTGGAGGTATGGGTGGGTATGACTCGAATTATTATATGCATCAAAATCGTATGCAGTTATATACTGATTACGAAATGATGGATAAAGATCCTATTATATCTTCAGCTTTAGACATATATGCTGATGAATCAACATTAGCAGATCAATTTGGAGATGTTCTTACTGTAAAATCTAATGATAGTAGAATTCAAAAAATTCTTTACAATTTATTTTATGATGTAATGAACATTGAATTCAATCTTTGGCCCTGGATTCGTAACATGGCCAAATATGGCGATTTCTTTTTGAAATTAGATATTGCTGATGAAATTGGTATTTTAAATGTACGTCCGTTTTCTTCATATGAAATTGAGAGGTGGGAAGAATTTAATGATAATACAGGTGAGTATGATATTAAATTTAGACACATTGTGTCAGAACAACTTACATATGATGTATTTGAGATAGCACACTTCCGTAATATTTCGGATTCAAATTTCCTTCCATACGGTCGCAGTATGCTAGAAGGCGCACGTCATGAATTTCAAAAATTAATGCTTTTAGAAGATGCAATGCTTATTCACAGAATCATGCGTGCACCACAAAAGCGTATCTTTAAAATTGATATTGGTAATATTCCGCCTAATGAAGTTGATGGGTATATGGAACAAGTTATCAATAAAATGAAAAAGATTCCACACGTTGATCCCAAGACTGGTAATTATAACATGAGATTCAACATCAACAACATGTTAGAAGATTATTACTTGCCTGTTCGAGGAGGAAATAGTTCAACAGAGATCAATACATTAGAGGGTATGGAATTTACCGGTATTGATGACATTGAATATGTAAAACACAAAATGATGGCTGCGTTAAAAGTACCAAAGCCATTTTTAGGATATGATGAAGGTGTAGAAGGTAAATCTACATTAGCATCAATGGATATTCGTTTTGCAAGAACAATTGAGCGTCTTCAAAAGATATTTGTTTCTGAATTAACTAAAATTGCAATTATACATTTATATGCACAAGGATATGAAGATAAAGATTTAGTTAATTTTGAACTTGAACTTACAGCTCCATCTATTATATATGATCAGCAAAAAGTTGCACTAATGAATGAAAAAATTCAATTAGCGCAAACAATGAAAGATTCAAAATTAGTTTCTCATAGATACATTTATGAATACATATTCAATATGTCGGAAGAAGAATGGTTGCAAGAACGCAATGATATTGTTGAAGATATTAAATTAGGTTTCCGACAAAATCAAATCGAACAAGAAGGAAATGATCCTACTGTAACTGGTAAGTCTTATGGTACACCGCATGATTTAGCAACAGCTCATATGAGTAGCAATGATGTAGTAGAACCAGATAAAGGAGGCAGACCACCAGAAGGAATTAAGTCTGGACAACATAAGAATGCATTTGGTTGGGATCCGCTAGGTACAAAACAAATCAAACAAGATTTAGATCCTGAAAATAGAAAATCAGCATTTATTGGTGACCCAAGGTTCTACAGAAGAAATCCGAAGCATACGAATTTCACAACAGAACATTCAGATATCTTAAAAAAAATTAAACCTAAATCACCAAAAATCATTTCAGAAACATTAAATAATGAACAAAATAACACAGAGATGGGTTCAATGTTAGATGAAAACAATATTTTAAATGATGATTAATATTTATAAGTAAATATACTTCGGATAAGTAATGAAAAAACTAAAACATAGCAAGTATAAGAACACAGGCATCCTTTTCGAAATGTTGGTTCGGAAACTAACTTCTGAAACAATGACTTCAGACAAATCAGTAACGATTGACATTATTAAAAAGTATTTTGGAAAGAACACTGAGTTAGCTAAAGAAATAAAATTATACAATGCAATGCTTAAAGAACAATTTAAGTCTGAAGCAAAAGCATTAGAATACATACGAAGCTTGAAAGAAGCTCACAAAAAATTAAATAAATCAACACTTCGAAGAGAACGATATAATCTCGTAAAAGAAATTTCTAACAATTTTAAGTTAGATCAAATTTCTAAGATTAGAGTTCCAAATTATAAACTTCTTGCATCTGCATATATCATTTTTGAAAATGACGAGGCAGACAATCCAAAACAAATCATGGAATGCAAAAGTAACATAGTTGATTCTATTATAACAGAGAGAGCTCAGGCAGAAAAACAAACAGATACTGTATTAGAAGCATTTAAATCACAACCTAAGGATCAGCGTTTATTAACATATGAATTGCTTGTTGATAAATTTAATAGTAAATATTCAGGTTTAGATGAGAATCAAAAAGGTTTGTTGAACAAATATATTACTAATGTTAATGACACAGAAGCATTAAAAGAATATATTCAAACCGTTATTCCTACAATCAAAAAAGGATTACAGAGTCACGTTTCTCATATCAATGATGCTGCAACACGTATTAAAGTAGAGCGTTTATCAGAAATGCTTTGTGATGTAGAAAATATTAATATTGTAAAAGAATCGCACGTATTGAATCTGTTACGTTATTTTGATCTTTTAAAAGAATTGAATGGAGTACATAAATGAAATCATTACTAAAAGAAATGGAATCAAAATTCAAAGAGTTGGAAGAACAAGATCAAGACAAGGACGGAGACAAAGACTTCGCTGATGTAATGATTGCTCGTATGGTTGCTTCTGGTATGTCAAAAGAAGATGCAATTAAAAAAGTAAAAGAAAAACAATATAATGAACAATCAGGCGAAGGTTCAATATCTGTAACAGATCCAGACAAAGCAAAAGAGTTAGCTGACAAAGGAATGGATGTTAAACTAGTAGATGAAGGATTGCGAGGAGCACTTGATGAGCCATATTATATTGAAGTATCTATAAGAGATGCTCGTAAGGCTCTTAACTTATTCGCTGACAAAAAAAATGGATATCCAGAAGTAACTATTTATGGTAGTAATGTATATGCATCATTTGTTGAAAGTGAAATATATGATTTAATGGAAGATTTTAGTGCATATGATATTGAAGTATTAGAATCTTCAACAGACGAAGATATTGATGAAGCATCAACATCTGCTGGTGCAGGAGCATATAATACACCAAAAGCATTTTCTACGCCAGAACAAGCTCGTAAGAAAAAGAAAATGAAATATTCTGGTGTTGCAGAGTCAATGGATAAAAAATATGAGAAACTTATTGAATCATACAAAAAATTTGCATTAGGTGATTCAAAATCAACACCAGATAAAAAAGTAAAAGAAACGATCAAAGAAGTTTCAAAAAAGCTTCAAGAAATTGAACAACTTGTTCGTTATTCTTCTCGTTTAAAAACAGAGTCGGGTTTGTCTCGAGAAGGCTATGGCCCATCTGTCGATAAAGCATTAACAAAAATATCAGAGCGTCTTATTAAGATTTCTGAAAGAGTAAGAGCATTGGGAGAATAATATGAATAATCTTTTATTAGAATATAAACCATTTCAACCAAAGGTATTGTCAGAGCAAAGTGCTCGAGAATATGGCGTACCCGGCGGGTTTATTGTTCAAGGAGTACTTCAACGCGCGGGAGCAAAAAACCAAAATGGCAGAATATATCCCAAGAATATCTTAGAAAGAGAATGTAAACGATATATGACAGAGTTTATTGGACAGAACAGAGCATTAGGCGAATTAGATCATCCAGAGTCATCAGTCGTGAACTTGAACAACGTATCACATAACATACTTAAGATTTGGTGGAGTGGAGATGATTTGATGGGAACAGTCCAAGTACTTGATACGCCATCAGGAAAGATCCTTAAAACGTTGTTTAAAGAAGGAATTACATTAGGAATTTCAAGCAGAGGTTTAGGTTCTGTGAAAGAATTATATAAAGAAGGAGCAGTAGAAGTACAAGATGACTTTGAACTTATTGCATGGGACTTTGTTTCAAATCCATCAACTCATGGTGCATTTATGCGTCCTTCCAAAATGAATGAGTCTGCAGGAGCTGTAGAAAAAAGATTTAAGTACGCAACAACAAACCAAATAATTACATCAATTCTTTGCGATAACGGAAAATGTAGGATATAATATGAAAAGCAACTTAAAATATATACTTGAAATGATGGAAGGTGAACAACAACCTTCATTAACGAAAGAAGAAAAGTCAGAATTTGTTCAGAGCCTAAAAAACTTTTCTGCTATGAGTGAATCCGTATATGGCAAAGGTGATTTAAAAGAAATTACAGAAAGAGTACGTAACATCATAGAACGTGCTGAAATGATTGTTAATGAGAATGCAGATTGGTTTGATAAAGTATCAATGAATCGTCATTTGAAAGAATTGAACGGTTCATATAAAACATTTGAAGCTACCGCACAGGAAATGTCTCAACTTCAAGAAAGACTTGCAATGGCATATGAAGATATAGGACAACAATTAAATAAATACTTTGACGTAGAATAATTTGGTTGTTTGAATATTATTCATTATTATATATAGGAAACAATGATGAACAAAAATTTGTATAAAGAATTTTTTGGTTTAAAAGAAAATAGTATCAAAGAAGCTCAATTGGTAAACAAAATAACTGATTACCAAGGAGGCGTTGTATACAAATTGTTCGATCCATCTACCTATGCAGACGTTCGTTCTGACATAGAAAATTTTGCAAATAAAAAAGGATTGCAAGTTATTCAAAATAAATTTGATGCTGAAAAAGGCGTCGGATATATGAGATTCACACAAAGTGATGATGTCGGTAAAGACTCGCAAAGAATTCAAGGATTTGTTTCACAATTACCAGAAGTATCAAAATTCAAATTCAAAGTTATAAACAGAAAATCAAAATAGTTAAATTTCAAAAACAAGTTACATGAGTAAAAAACACAAGTATCATCAATCAATTATTCCAGGATTTGCTTTAGGTGCCGCTGTTCCAAATGGCGATTTAGGATTTGCATTACGTCTCTGGAAGAAAAAACTTAAAGATTCGGATGTATTGAAAAATCTTAAAGAACGTAAAGAATTCACAAAACCTAGTGTCAAAAAACGCAAACAAATGTCAGACGCAATTTATTGGCAAAAAGTGCAAGATTCCCGAGAACAATAATATTTTAAACTTTACATATTAATTTATGTTTACGCCCCAGCAGCAATGTTGGGGCTTTTTTACTGTTTTACGTAGCCACATATTTATAAGAAAGAAAAAATTATATGAAAAGACACGTATTAGCAGAAAATATGATACGGTTTAGAACAAAGAATTTAACTGAATTATATAACGAATCAGATTTACCAGATTTTAGTTATATTTTAATAAATGTCTTAGAACAAAAATATCCAGGTATACAATTCAACCGAACTTTAGATGGTATAGTAAGTGAAGACGGTCAACTTACAGTAATAGCAGACTCAATAATTGAAGACGGTTATGGCGGTATTTGGGTGTGGGATGTAAATGTAGGGCCATATAAAGGAGTCATGACAGCTGCAATTCGTCAAAC